GAGGAAGAAGGGAAAGAAGAGAAGAGGAATTCATGACATGTTGCAAGGTTTTTTCTTGACCTGCTTCCAAATTTTGGCATTATTTCTCCTCTTTACAGTTACACCTTAAATTTTTAGGTGGATGAGCCATTTTTTCTAATAAATTAAGGCGCGCCTCTACATCTTTCATCTTATCATCCAATTCATTATCGTCAAATACATATGACATAATTTTATCTAAACTAAAATGTTTAGCTAATTTTGTTGCTACAGCATTAATTACAAATCTAGATACTATCATTCTAAGTCCATTAATATTTCTTCAAGTCTGTCAAATCTATCATCTAGTTGTGTTTCTATTTTTCCAACACTAACTTTTAAATTTACTATACTTTCTTCATTAGATTTTACTCTTTTTACAGTTTTAACCTGTTCATTGCTAATATTTTCTATTTGATTTGAATTATTACCAAAAGAAACTGCTGCGCCTACAATAATAGTGCCTATAGTTAATAAAGAGCCTAATGAAATCTTTTTGTCTATCAATACATCCCCTTCATTTTACTTTTAACAGCTTTTCCATATTTAGCTTTTTGCTTTCCTTTTTTAGTAGCTGTTTTCTTTTTTTTGTTTTCAGAAGCTTTTTGAGATGGGGTTAAAGACTTTCTAACAGATTTAGGTAAATATCTACCTCTTTCTGACTTAGGCTTTCTTCTGTCTTTAGCGCTAACGTAATCCCACTCTTGTTCTGTCCATTTTTTTAAAGATTTTTGTGATTTTTTAAGAACCACTACTTATAGCCTCCGCCTTTTGCTTTATACTGTTTTGCTAACATTTGCGCTTTACGAGCAGACCATTGTCCAGCTCTACCACCTTTAGTGCCAGATTTTATAGACTCAAACAATCTTTTACGCATAGTTGGTTTTGTATAGTTTCCTGCTTTATTAACAGTACTTTTTTTAGCTCTAGCCATATAAACTCCTTACCATTTTTCTTTGTCAGCCCAATATGCTGCAGACATTTTGCCTTTAGCAATATTTTTAGCGTGCCTAGCTTTAAAAGACTTTCTTCTGTTCTTTTGTTTTTGAGACTCGCCTGGCTTAGGTTTGCCAGCTGTAGTAACACCTTGCTGACCAAATCTTATAGTTTTTATTTTTTCACCCTCTTTAGCCACTACAATATGTGACTTTTTAGGATGATTAGGTGTACGTTTAGGTTTATTATAACCACTTACTCCTGCTCTTCTTAGTCTTGCGTCTTTAACTTTTATACTTGTCATGCTTGTCCACCTTCTGTTTCGCTACCATAAATATACAATATATTGTCATTTAAATCAAACTCTGATTTGCAAGAAGGACATTTCCATGACTCTATATCCCCGTTTGGCTCTATAACACCTATTCTTTTACTACAATCTTCATCATAATATAAGTTTTTTTCACATATTGGACAAGGGTCAACTTTATCTGAAATCTCACTCTTTTTCTTTATGTGCAAGTATTTTGGTTTCTCCACCTTTAATAGCCTCCAGTTGTTCAGGGCTAAAACCAGCCCATACAGTTAATTCTTCACGTTTCTTTTCTGTTTCAAATAATCCAGACATTTTAGCTAAAGCGTCTAGACTTCTAAGCCTGTCTTGGTCTCTTTCTGAAACATCAGCTATATCTTTATACTTTTGTATAATATACTCTGGTGTAACACCTTCTTCTTTTAAAATTAAGGATATTTCTTCTTTTACCATCTTCATTACCTTTTCTTGTTGTAGTAACTTGTTCGCTGCAGTTTTAATATACTGCCTATCTGATGCTTTTGGGTAAACTCTACTGTATGCTTCTTCCATATCTACCCCAGCCGCTACATATTTAGCAAATAATAGCTTTTTAGATGACAATTTAGTTGAACGTATCTTTTTAATTGTGTCATAGTTGCCTGAAAACGTATAAATGTTCTCTGCAACGCCATTTTCGCCTAATATCTGCGCATTTTTCTGCTTACACACAAAACTACCACATACTGTGCGCACACATTTGCGTTTTTCTTTAGAGTTGGGGACTGTAATGTAGTAAACCTTTAGTATTTGCACTACATGATGGTCATCTGTAAACACCCAATCACCTTCATTTGACTCTCGCCAGTCAGCCTTGGGCGTCAAAGCACCTTGAAAGGCGCAAAACTCTTCGTGACTATCATAAAGTCTGTGTTCTACACCTTTTATTTTTTTGATTTCCATTAAAATAATATACATCCAATTAATAATGATTGCATAGAATATTTATTTGTATTAATATTAGTGCGCTATATGGGTTGGTTAGACACTTCTAGCATATAGTAAAGTTAAATGACTACTAGAAGGGGATTAGTTACACAGTCAAAAGCAAGTCGAAGGTAATTGAGCTAGTAACAGAAAAGATTACCCTACCATAATAACAGGCTCCGAAACAGCTATATGGGAATTGAGACTAATCTCTTTGTATTTATTATAAGGGGATTAGATAGTCTCTACCCAAAACTCACCAAAACAGCTATATTTAACTATAGTTATAAAAAATAACAGGAAACTTTTAAAAATAGTATTAGAATGTGTGTGGGTGTTGTTTACGCGATAGGCCCCCCCTAAAAAGCCTGCATACCCCTCCTCGTTGTATTGAAAATTCTGTAAAATAATTGATTATTATAATGATTAGCTAGGATTTTAAAATTATTTAGAAAAAGAACAAGCCCCAACCATTATAGTCGGGGCTTTTTTTTGTGGGGTTAGTGTGGGCTATACATAGTGCGAACTATGGAAGACTTGGTAGTATATCACCACTTAGCTTATCAATTACTATATGGTCCGTAAACTCTGCAGTCGTGCTTGGTGTCTTGACATACCATACCCAACCCTTTTGATATACTATATAATTTAATCTATAAACTTCTGAGGCTTGATTCATTCTGCGCTTGGTTGTAGGTGTTAACCATCCACCACTATTTAAGATAACGTATCTATCATTTACTACTTGTACTACTGCAGTATTATGAAACGTTACTATTAATCTTGACTGCTCATTATTTAATGGTATGTTTGTTGTAGTTGTTCTATGTGTTCCTATCATTATATACTCCTTTATTTAATATACTTTATTTATAAGTTATCTATTGTTTATCTACTGACTCAACTAACATTTTTAATTTGTCGAGCGCATTATCTAGTCCCGAGATATATCCTCTTATATTCTCGATTTGAAGGTCAATTTCGTAAACTTCTGCATCTACTACCTGAGTCCCATATTGGTCTTCTAAATATTCATTATCCAACTGCTCGAACTCATCTATTCTTTTGCGTAACTCAGACTTCCAATAAGCTCTGTCTGACTCAATACGATTTATAACTCCTTTTATCTTTCTAACATTCATTATTTTATTCTCCCTTTATTAATCTAATTTCCCCACAACATTCATACCCACTCTCGCCTGTTTCTGAAACCTCAATTTTATAAATCCATTTATCATCACATATAATTGGTAAATCTTGTGGACATTTTTCTAATTGTTTTATAAGTTCTTTTACTTTCATTTTGTTCTCCTTATTATATTTACTTTTGTTTATTTTAAACCATTCATTGTAATTAATATGCTCAGAAACAATATATTCCTCTGCCATCTTCCTATCTGATTCTGTTGTATACCATAGTATAAAATTATCTATAACACTAATTAATAATTCTTCAACTTCTGTGAATGTAACTTCTTGCTTCATTCCAACAAGATTTGTAATTGTTGTTTTTTTATTCATTATTCTAACTCCTATATTATTTTGATTAGTTCGCAATAATAATATAATACATTTTTATTTATTTACATAGATTTATTTATATTGTTTATTTTATTTATTTAGTATATATTTATATGTGTTTCGCAACACAATTTATAATTAAATGAAAAAAACAAAAGGAGAAAATATCATGGAAAATAAAATAATTAGAGAGTGCGTTCAAGGTCTAATTGATGATAGTAAAATGATAGATGATTTATGCGAAAAGCTAGATTGTCACAGGACTGAAATACTTGCTAAAATAGAAGATAGTTTCGCTCTTGAAAGTGAGCCAATTGCTACGATAGACCAAATAAAAGAAGTAATTAGTTCAGTTAAAAGCGCAAGGTCCTATATTAATGATGCTCGTTATAGCGCCGAAGAAGCAAGTAGCCAAACCTCTAATGCAATAAGAGAGTGCGAAGATGCTGAGACCTATATCGATGATGCGTTAAATGTAACAGAGAGATGGGAAATTGCAATTAAACAAATTGCGGAACCAAAAGAAGAAACAACAGAAGAAACAACAGAAGAAACAAATAACTAAATAGAGAGGACTAAAACCCGTACATTAATTTGTGCGGGTTTTTTTTGTATCAATATGAAAACATTAGAACATTTAAAAAAAGAAATAGAAACATTACAAAAAAAATGTTTAGATATATTTAATCCTAATATGATGTCTGATTTAGAACAATTAATATTTAAAAGAAAGCAAGTTAATTATATTTTAACAAATAAAAGAAAAGGAAAGTAATATGAATGATAAGTTAAGAGAATGTATCATAAACGAAGCAGAAGATACTTTAAAGGAAAGAATACGCAAAGGCGCTAATAAGAGTGAAATAGACTTTTTATGTGGTGTAGCAACCGCAATGGTGGCTTTAGAAAGACATAACAAAATAGATGAAAAGAATGTTATGGCTTGTGTGCCACCTAAATGGATATTTAGTGCAATAAGAAACGAATCAATATTTGAAGGAAGTGAGGTGTAAGTTGAAAAAGAAAGAAACAAAAAAAGATGTATTTGGATTTGAAAAAGCAATTAATACAGATGCAATAAATAATCTAAGCATAGAAGATTTAAAAAAAATAGATAATATGTTTATATGCACAATAAAAAAACAAAAATAAATGTCGAAATACCTACAATCTAAATTGTGGGTATATAGTACAGAGTGGTTATCTGTATTACTGATGAGACAAACCGCAATAAAAAGGAAAAGAATATGGAAAAGGAAATAACAAGAGTTGATTATCACGATAATTATACACCAAATAAGATTACAAAAATAGAGGAAATTAATAACATACTTTCAGAAACAAGAAGGTGGAGTTTTACCGTTGAAGGAACTGAATATATCAAGCAGATGCATAATAGAACAGCAGAAGAAGACCACGGTAATTATGCTATTGGTAAATTTAAAATGATGCAAGATAATTTTGGTGATTGGTATGCAAGTTTAGATGACAAGCACAGAAATAGATTAGCAACAATAATTTATAAAAGAATTTATAATAACGAGTTAAATAAATGGGAAAATAGTTATGGTCCCGAAGGAGATAAATAATGATTAAGACAAGAAAAATAGAAGATGTTATAGACGAATTAAATGACAGAATAAAACTATATCAACGTAATGCAATTAAAAATGAAAAGCAAGGTGAAGATAAAAAATCTACTATAAATTCGGCTTTATCTTTAGGTGTTGGTGAGGCAGTTGGTAAACTTAGAATATTATTAAAAGACAGTTTAAAACAAAACAAAGGGGGCAAGAAATGATTAAGACAAGAAAAATAGTTAGCGGATACGAGGGTTGTGATTTAGATGATTTTGCCTGTGAATATTGTGGGCAAACACCCGACCAAACTGAAATACAAGAGGCTTATGCAAGTGGTACGTATATTTGCGGAGAAATAGAATGTTGGAACGAATATATGTTTGATTGGGCTTGGACAGGAAACACAATGGAAGTAATAGATGAAGAGTATGAAGTTTGTGATAGCTGTGAAGAAGAAGAAGATACAAGCTATGACGGAAATTGTCTTCAATGTTGGGAAGACTTAAATGAGCATTTAGAAGAAGAAAAAGAGGAGGAAGAGTAATGCTTACAGATAAACAAAAAGATGAAATAGCTTTAGAAATGACAAAAATAGAAAACTTACTTACAGGTGAACAAGATGAATTCTTAGAACTGTTAGATGAGTTTATTGGTTTATATGATGAATTAAGAGGTTTAAACAATGACAATACAAGAGATATAGCAATAAGATGTGTTGATGAGATGTTTGAACACAATCTATTGGACTCTAAATGGTATGAGCCATCAAAGCTTGCAGATGATGAAATTATGATTCAAGATATAATTCATAATGAAATAAATAAAGCACTAAAAATAAAAGAGGATGCATAGATATGGACAAAAAAGAAATATTAAATACTTTAGAAGATACTATTGATTCATTAAATCTACTTATTGATTATTCTGAAGATAATGAAAGATTAAGAATAACAGTTAATGACACAGTTGATGAATTAAGGGCAGTACAATGGGCAATAAACACAAAAATGGAGGATAGGTAATATGATAGAGGTGGTTACTGAAAGTCAATTTATAGAGCGATTTAGGCAGATTAGGCCAACAAACTTTACGTATGAAGGCTTACAAGCTTTATTTGAGTATTTAGAGCAATTAGAGGACGATACAGGTGAAGAAATAGAGTTTGACGTAATAGGTTTGTGCTGTGAATTTTCTCAATACGATAATTTAAAAGAATTTCAAGATGATTACGGAAAAGACTACGAATGTATTGAAGATGTAGAAAACGAGACAATGGTAGTACCTGTAGATGAAGAAAGTTTTATAATAAGACAATTTTAAAAAGGAGTATAATATAATGAATGATTTAATTAAAGTATTGGAAGATAATTTTAGTCTACACGATTCTGACGAAATATATAATCTATTATCTGAATTTTCAGAAGTAGATACAGATTGTGGTAGAATAACTTTTAAAAAATGGATAAGGAGTAAAATATGAAATTATTATTAGTAGCGGAATTAATTGGAGTTTTAGCGCTTGGACTTATAGGAATAATTGTTATATCAAATATATGGATTTGCTTTATGTCGTGGCGCGATGGACACAAATTTTTCTATTGGAAAGATTAATAAAAAGGAGAAAAGTAAATGAAATACAATAATGAAATAGTTGGAAATCAATATGAAATAAGAGAGATAATAATATTAAATTGGATTGAATATTTCACTTCAGACGAAAAAGAAAGAGAAGATATGCGTATTAATTTACAACATTATCTTCAACAAGAAATATGGAAAGAATTAGAAGGTATGAATTTAAAAGAATATTAATAACTAATTAGAGAGGAACGACAAAAAATGAAAATAAAACAAGTTAAAAGTAACTTTGGAGATAATATCTATTATATGAAATTATCAAGAGTTAAAGGTAAAAACCTACTATTAAGAAATGGTTGGAAATTATGCTCAAATCCAAACTATTTAACAAATGGACTTAATACAGGACATTATAATAAAGTGTCTAAATTATGGTATTTTGATAATAATAAAATGGGAGTTTAAAATGAATGAATTTATTTGTGGTATTTGTGGCGATTATTGTAGTGAATATACTTACAATAAAGAAAAAGATGTAGATGAATGTAATAACTGTAAAGATAATATTAAAAGAGAGGTCATAAATGAAAAAGAAAACATTTAAACTTATAACAAAGAAAAAGAATCCACAGGATGAGTTAGACATTTTCACCGCTTGGCTTTATTGTTGTCCTGTGAAGTGGGAAAAGTTAGAAGGAGAACATACATATTTTTTTGATAAGGAGCAAGATGAAAACAACAGGCGATAGAATGGAAGAACTTATGGATGAGATAGATTATCACGTATTATGGTTTAAATGGTTTAGCACTTATCCAAGAAATACAGAAATAGCTAGATTTAATAATATGAACAAAAAACAACAAATAAAATTTTTAAAAACAGAAGAAAGGAAAAAATGAAACAAGTAACAAGATATTATAAAGAGGACGAAAACAAAGAAGAAATAGAAGAATTAAAAGAAAAATTATTATTATTTAATTCAGATGGCGAAAATGTTGAGCTTTCTAAAAATATTGCAAAGAGTTTCAAAAAAGAGCAATTAGCTAAAATTATAATTAGATTAATAGATGAATCTTGGAAGGGAGAATAAAATGAAAAAGATAAAAAGCAAAGAAACAGAAGTATTAACTACATATTTAGATGATAGTGATAAACAACCAACACTAGAAGACTTACAAGATATGGTTGATGGGTATATAGAAATACTCGCATCTAGAGATGGGGAAAAACAAATTATTGTAGACGAAGAAGGTTTATTGAAAGGTAAACAACCAAATATAGAGGCGTCAGATGAAGCAAAAAGAGTTATATTTGGCGATGCAGTAATATTAAGCGGAAGTGCGAGGATAGATTAATGAGCGTAAGTAAAATATCAGAATGGTTAAAAGAAAGTAAATTGGTGGCGCTAGATGGTAATGACCTAGAACTTGTTAGAGACTATATAGATGACAAATGTATTTTAATAATACCCATAGAATATTTTGATAAGGCAAACGCAGACTTATCATCATCACATATTGAAGAATCACAAAGGAGAAAATAATGAAGATAGCAAACTTAAAAGTTGATGAGAAAGGTAGGATACAACTACCTAGCAGTTTTTTAACTGCAAACGGAATAACTAAAGGCACTAGAGGTTGGATTGAAAATATATACAACAACAACTATGCAGTTAGGATAACATTCCAAACAAGAAAACAGATTGATGATAATATTAAAAAAGGAAAGGAGGAAGAATGATTGTAGACTTAATAGTTTATTTTGTAATGTTTGTATTTTTTACAACATACATAATGCTTTTAATTATTTATATAGCAAAAAAGAAACATGATGAACAAAATAAAAAAATAACAAAGGAGATAAAATGGTAAAACCTGATTACGCAGAAATGAGAAATATGCTGTCATTTAGAGAAGCAGAAGGTATGACATACAAAGATATACAAGAGATATTATTATTTGGAACTAAACCATATTATGAGATAGACAATGATGATATAATGGATATGTTTATAGATACGTTTGGCTCAGATTATATACCAAAGAAGGAGGTTAAATGACAGAAATAGTACTTGGAGCAATAGTTTTATTTATTTTTTATGACTTTGCTAGAAGATTAAGATAAATAAATGTTGCTTATAATATTAAGCATTAATAAAATATACAACAATATGTGGGGTAATAATCTAAATTACCCCATATAAAAAAGAAAAAGGAGAGCGATTAAACAATGATAAATCTTGAGAATCAAGAACAGAATAAAACAAAAAAGAATGTAATCATAACAAATATGGATAAGAATCTTTGGAACAAATTCAAAGGTACGTGTTATTCTAGAGGAATGTCTATGAATAAAGCGATAGCAGAACTTATCGAATCATTTGTTTCTGAAAAATAGGAGAAGCTTTGAAAGATAAATGTCCTGTTGATATAGAGTCAATCTATAACGACCATATTGTAAGAAAAAACGAAGAAAACTACAAAGAGAGATATGTTGGTAAGGAGCAGTATTATCATGCTTCTGGGACAGGTACTTGTTCTAGAAAATTATATTACGAATCTATTGAACTTGCTCCTACTACAAATCCAGCCAATGAAAAGTCATCTAGAATTATGCGTTTAGGTACAATTGTTCATGATGATTTACAGCAAGCACTTTCCGATACTACTATATATAGTACTACTACAAATAGTAATACTATAGATAGTAATACTACATATGAAGAATCTATATATAGTAAAGAAAAAGATATATATAATATCCAAAAAGAAAGTTTTAAATATCATATTGAAGGCGAAGTTGTTATTGAGTCTTTGAACGTAAGAGGTTTTTATGATTTGGTTGCTGTTAGTGAGGACGATGGTAGTGTTCATTTAATTGATTTTAAAACTATGGCTAGTTATTCTTGGTCAAGGAAGTTTGGTTGGAAAAATAAAGACCCACAGGCTTCTATTCATCAAGAATTGCAGTTAGGTACTTATGGGCTGGCTATAAAAGAAAAATTTGGTAGACTTGATAGTATGTGGTTGTACTATTATAACAAAGACAATTCACAGATGAGGTCTTACCAAGTTCCAATGGTTATGCTTGATAGAGCAAAAGCTTTTTGGACTAACGTAAACGAAGAACATAAGAAAGGTCTTCCAATGTTTAGAGAAAAATTCAGTCCTGTAGAGGATTGGAATTGCAATTATTGTAGATTTCTAGACCATTGTAAACCGCCTTTCTTTAAGAAAAAGTAAAGGAGATAAACGTGAGTGTATTTCAAAAACTAAAAGACGTTGACATCTCTAAATTAGCAGAGCAAAAAGGTAAGTTTGATTACTTGTCTTGGGCGCATGCAGTAAGAGAGATGTTAAAAGTATTTCCAGAGGCAACTTGGGAAGTACACGAATATGATGGTATGCCTTATATGCAAACAACTACAGGCTACTATGTAAAAGTAAGTGTAACAATTGATGGTATTTCTAGAACTCAGATACATCCTGTTCTTGATAATAAAAATCAAACTATTGATACACCTAACGCTTTTCAAATAAACACATCAATTCAAAGATGTTTAGCAAAAGCAATAGCATTACATGGACTTGGTCTTGTTTTATTTGCTGGTGAGGATTTACCAAATAATATTACAGACAAGCAAGAAAAAGAAATAACTAAGTTTGCTAATCAAGTAAAAGATGATAAGGCTAAAAATGCTATATTAAGCGCAATTAAAAACGGAAATGTTAACGAATCAAACTATGCAAAAAGTTTGGAACATTGTAAAACAATCATAAAAAACGAAAAAGGAGATAAAAATGGCTAGTGAAACAGCTAAAATGTTTGACGATATGTTAAACGATACAGAGAGTTTCTTTGTTCCAGGCGAAGAAACAGAAAAAAGTAAACCTAAAAACGCACCAAATGTAAGAGGAGAGTTTTATGGTCACATGCAAAATGCTACAAGCAGAGAAGTTTCATGGACTAAAGACGGTAAAACTTTTAAAGCATTGGTTTATAACTATGAGTTTGTTATAGATGCTAAAAATTCAGAACAAACCTATGAAAAAGATGGCCAAACATTTAAGGGAGAAGAATATGTTGGTAGAACTTATAGGTCTAATGGTATTTTTAGATTTTTAGAGCCTCAAAAGGGAGATGATTTTGAGTCAAACTCTTCAGGTAATAAAAGATACTTTCAGTTTTGTGAGACAGTTGGTGTCGAAATACCTAGAAAAGTGGTTAAAATGAAAGGACAAGATGTTGAGGTTCAAGTTTTGCCACCACTTAAAGGTACAGATATTGATGGTGCGCCAGCTATAGCGCTCATAGATGCTGGAAAACCATACAAAAACAAAGAGGGAGAGGAAAGAACTCCACATGTTGTTAAGTTTGTTAAAACGTGGGAAGGGGGCGTTAAAAAAGATGCAGACATTCCATTCTAAGAAAAGACGATACAGAAAAGTAGGTTGGCCAAGAGAGTTTATTATCAATGCTTTATATAGCTTTGGTGTAAAAGGCAAAAGAATAAGTAGAATCGTTGGAGTTTCTCCAGCTACAGTCTACAGACACATAAAAAGATAAATCTATGGGAGACTTTGTATATCGCGAGAATACATGGGTGGTTTTCGTGCGGTCCTCTCTACCGCAATTCTTTTCCGCCTTTCAAGTCTCCCTATTTTTGAAAGGAGAGAAAAATGGAATGTTGGCATTGCAAGTCTGAATTGATTTGGGGAGGAGACCATGATTATGAAGACTATGGAAAAGAGGGAGAGGGTATAGTTAGTAATTTTCAATGTCCAAATTGTGATTCTTATTATGAATGTTATTTACCTTTAGGAGAGCAAAATGAAAAAATGGATTAATGCTTTTGTTTATGTAAGTATGTTTATGGTAGGGGTTTATTGTTGGGCAGGTATAATAGTATTTGTAGTTAAATCATTAAGATAGGAGGGATTATGGGAACAAAAAATCGTACATGGAAAAGAGTTCAAAAAATAAGAGCAGAACTTGAAAAAAGCCCTAATGGGTGGCCATTATGTAAGATGGTAGGTGCAGAGTATTTTGAAAATAGAGCGCCAAAGAATTGGAAAGATGCGTAGAAAAGATATGCGAACATTGATGGGTCAAATTTTAGACCAGATTTCTAAAACTAGAGATGCTGGGCAAAAAGAGTATGCTAGAGACCTAGATAATGTGTTTGCTAATTTTGAAAGGGTTGCATCTTTTGTTGGTGTTAGCAGAGAAAAGGCATTGCTTACTTATATGATAAAGCATGTAGATGGCCTGTGCGCTTACGCTGATGGACATCAATCTCAAAGAGAAGATGTTCGAGGAAGGTTGACAGATATTATAGTGTATTGCATTTTGATGTGGGGTATGGTAGAAGACAATCAGATAAAGAATGAGCCAAAAGACTAAGAGATGCAATCATTGTAAGAAAATATTTAAAGAGACCGACTTTAGTTGGAAGATTAAGAGACTCAAAAAACGAGGAAATAAATGTAAAGCATGTACAAATGAATACTCTAGAAAACATTATAGAAAGAATATCGAGAGATATAAGAAGAGGGTTAAGGTAAATAATGAAAAGTATAAAGAACTTAGAAGGAATTTAATTTATGAGTTTAAGCTTAGTAATCCTTGTACTTCTTGTGGTGAAAGCAACCCTATCGTCCTGGAATTTCACCATCTTGACCCGCAAACGAAAAGAAATGATGTATCGAATATGGCAACACATGGATACTCAATTAAAAGTATTGAAGAAGAAATCGAAAAATGCGTCATATTATGCGCAAATTGTCACAGAAAAAAAACCGCCAAGCAACAGAATTGGCACTCACACAAACAAAGAAAAAGGAGTAAATCGTGGGAAGAGCAATAGACATGGAGAACGATATTATCAAGTTAAAACAAGAAGTAAAAAAAGTCAAAGACGTATTACAAGAAATATTAAATGAGGTAAAGAAAGATGAAAAGAAAAAAACCAACGTCAAAGGAAGTTCAAACAGTAATAGAAAATCTAATAATGCAAGTACTAAAACTGGAGGAGACGATTCTGGCTCTAAGTAGCGGTTTTGTAGAATACATAGAGTTTAAGAAGGATTCACAAAAGTTTGATAGTTACTTAAAAAAGAAGGAGAAAGCCAATGTTAGAAAGAAAAGTTCTAGAAAAAGTTCTAACGGAAAATAGTTGGGGTTTGTATTTAAAAGGTAGACCCCTGGAAGAGATAAATACTAATGTAGGTGTTATCTATAAGATATGTGAAGTGTCATTAGAAAAATTAGTAGATAGCTATAATAGTCACTTGAAACACTTACAAGCTGAACAACTAAAAAAAATGAAGAAGGAAGAATAAACAAAAGGAGATAAAATGCAAGAGATAGCTGATGTGACCACAGAAGATGTGGTTTTAGGGAGCGTTATCTTTTACCCAAAAGAATACAGTAGAGTAGCCCAGTATATACCAGATAGAAAAGTTTTTACACAAATTAAAGCAAAGAATTTGTGGGACAAACTTACACAGATGATTAAAGAAAATAAAAGTGTAGATGTACCACTATTGTGTGCATCGCTTACTAATGAAGATAATCTTAACGGTATTACTACTGCATATATATTAGATATAACAAACGATGTGTGTGGTATGGGTATGATGGAATCCTACGCTCAGGTTATTTACGAAAAATACCTGCTCAGACAAACAATAGACGCTACAGAAAATATCAAAAGAGATGCTTTAAATAAAGGTGGAGATGTTTATACTTTAATTAATGAGGCTCACTCACTTATGGGAGAGCTTATTAGAGTTAGGCCAGGAGAAAAATTTACTATAGATAAAGCTATGACTGATACCCTTAATACTATGCAAGAGGGTAATAAGAAAATGATTAAGACAGGTTATAAAGAAATTGATAGCCTCGCAGGGGGGTTAACAAGAGGAGAGATAAGTATTGTTGGAGGAAGACCAGGCCATGGTAAAACAACTTTTCTGGTGAACTTGTTAGCCTCTCTTGTGAAGGGTGGTTACAAAGTAGCTATGTTTAACAGAGAATTACCTAATAGTGAGGTTATTAAAAAATTAATTTGCATAGAAAACCCAAGACTTAATTATAGAGATGTAAGAAAAGGTATAGTAGATACAAGTAATGTTGGTTTTATTGAAGAACTTAAAAAGGCTTCAAGAAAAATAGCAGACATATATGGCGAAGATAGATTTATTATGTTTGATACTATTAGAGATTTACCTAAAACTGCATCGGAAGTAAAAAAGTTTGAGCCAGATGTTATTATAGATGATTATATACAACTTGTAAGCCCAAGTGGTAAGGAGACTGAAAGAAGGTTACAGCTTGAACGTATTTGTAATGAATATAAATGGCTTGCTAAAGAAACAAAATGCGCAGTAATACTTGCTTCACAACTTAATAGGTCTTTAGAATCAAGAACAAAAGAGGCTAGGAGACCACAGTTATCTGACTTAGCTGAATCAGGCGCTATAGAACAGGTGGCAGAGAATGTATTTTTTGTTTACTATTCTTATAAGGTCGACCCTTCTATGCACTCTAAAAACGAAATTAGATTAATTGCAAGTAAAGTTAGGTATGGGGAGTCTTCTGAGATAACTCTTAATTATAATGGAGATATTTGTACTATTTACGACAATTGGTCAATACCACACGCAAAGGAGTTAGATGTCACAAAAGACTTACCATTCTAAAGCTTATATAGGAATAGACCCTGGAAAATCTGGAGGTATATGTTGTATTCAAGATAATAGAATATGGGCTTCTAAATGCCCAGACTCTGTTCAGGGTATGGCAGACCTATTTAACAAAATTATAACAGACGTTCAAACTAAAGACATATTATTATGTATAGAAAAAGTATGGGCTATGCCACATGATGGCAAGAGTTCAATATTTACTTTTGGGCAAAATTATGGCCAATGGGAGGGGGTTATTGCATCTTTTAACATAATCCCTATATATATAACCCCTTCCACTTGGATGAAGCATCATGAAGTAGAAAAGGGATTAAAGAAGCAAGAAAGAAAAAATATACTTAAACAAATGGCACAAGAATTTATTAATTCAAGTAACTATATATCATATCAATGGAAAGGAGTTGCTACTCTAGCTACTGCAGATGCGGTTATGATAGCAAAATACGCAATTGATAACGCTGATTGATATATATGATGTTTTTGGAGACCTTAATTTAATAACAAATGATGGAAGGAAAATACCGTTGGATTACGAAGAAATGAAAAAGTTTGACATTGACCTAGAATTTGGACAGATGGGAGAAGAATTTGTTAGGGATTTGCAAAACGGAAACAATAAAATAGAAGTAAAAACAGAGAGAGATATATGGAAAACTACAGGTAATATAGCTGTAGAAATAAGATGTAGCGGCAAACCTAGCGGCATATCTACAACAGGTTCTAATATATGGATTCATTTATTATCTGATAATGATAAGATTGTAGGTGGATATATATTTAGTGTTGATTACTTAAAACAAAAGATAATAGACCTTAAAAAAGAAGGTAAATTAAAGCTTGTAATGGGTGGAGACTTTAATGCAAGCCAAATGGCTTTGATACCAAGAACAGAATTATTTAAAACTTAAATTATTTTTAATTATAAAACACAGAATATCTTTTGTAATTTTCTGAACTTGTTGTAGAATTAAGTAATTTTCTTTTTCTGTAGAAAAATTCATCTTTAGCTTTTTTATATCTAGTTCTAAGCTTATCGTTATTTAAATATTTTATAAATTCTTTTTCAGGATTCATTCCCTTATCTGGACTATAAGCATCAGATATTCTTGCAGGCCCATAACCATTTAAGTGTGCATCCAAAGCTTTCATAGTAGCTTTGTGTATTTGTTTAGTAGATAAACCTTGTGAATTACCTTTATAATTTTTTATGTAAGTAGTAGCAATATAATTATAAGCCGCCCAGTACGCTCTATCAAAATCTTTCTGATTCCCATTATAAAAAGCGTTTCTCAAGCTTCTATAAAAAGGTGTTCTATCTCCCATAAGGTATGGTCTGTCAAGGTTTTTATATCCATTTTCTGTTTTCCATCGTCTAGCATAAGTATTAAACTCTTTGTAAGTTTTATAAAGCTTATCATTTTTCCAACCTAAACCAAATGGTTCTTGAAAGTTTTTTCTATACTGAGCATATAAAACTACTGTACTACTTAAATAGTCATCAAGCGCTTGACCAACAAATTTTCTTTCTTCTGTTAATCCTAGTTGCGGCAAAAATGTTTGACCAAATAGACTGGCAGCGCTTGTTAAATTACCAATTACAGCACTACCATATATAGGGTTAAAAGAGCTAGCCATCATCTGGTCATCATAATTAAGAAAGCTAAATTTATCTGATTTTGAAAAAAGACTATTTCCGTAAGGGTTTAATAACATATCTGTGCCTAGCTGCAGGTATTCCGAGCGCCACAAATAAGAAGATATTTTAGTTAAAGCATCTTCGTTTTCCATTGGATTTTTAGTCTCAAATAATGTATCATACATAGCCCATAACGCCCAACCAGATAAAGCATTGCCTACTGTAGCTCTAGCTAAAGGAGCTATATTTTGATGCTTTACTATTGGCTTTAAATGGTTTTGATACATATCAAAAGTTGTAGAATAAGCCATACGGTAAAATAGCGATAAAGGTTTAATATAAGCGTTATTCATCCAATACGGTAAAAGTTGAGGGCCAGTACCTCCAGACACAGAAACATGTGAATAATGCGATATTTTAGCTCTAATATAATCCATTTTACCTGTCATATCCGCATCAGCTAGTCCATCTTGTATTTTTCTGTAATTTTTTTTGTCTAATAAAAAATCTACTTCATCATCAGATAGCTTGAATACTTTTTTCCAGAAGTCTTTAATTTGTTTTTTAGGTGTGGTTGGAAGAATGTTTTTAATTCCATGAATTTTATCTAATTGTAATTCAAAAGTCATAAGACCAGCTTGTACTTGAGCTACACGCCCCCAACTTTCTGTCTTAGTCATTAAGTTAAAATCAAACAATTTTTCCATGCTAAATTCACCAAGATTAAATGGCAATTTAACAGCTTTATCTTGTAATGCTAAAGTTTTAGTTTGGTAAGTACTAAACCCTTCTCTTCTAGCTTTATCCATTAAGCTTCCATAATTGTTGTACAATCTCAAGAATGACCTTGCTGTATTTATTGCCCCAAATGTTCCTAAGCTTCTAGGAATAGTAATAAGTAAATTTTTAACTCCTGATGTAGGCGATGAAAGACCTGCAGCAGCAGATAGTGTAGAAGTTACAGATAGGAAATTAGTTATTGCATTACCCTCGCTTCTAGTAATGCCTAATATTTCCTCTATTTGTTTTGCTGTCCATTTAGCTTGTTTGTTAGAAGACTTATGCATGTCTGCTAGTAAAGCTTTTCCTCCACCAGATATTTTAAACTTAGTTCCAAAATTAGTAAATTCTGGGAAAAATTTTGCTACTGATATAAATTTAGATGTTACAGTAGAATATCTATCCATGACACTTCCATAATCTTGGACATACGTTCTAACTTTTTTTGTTTTTTTGCCTGTTAATTTTTGTTTAATAATATTAACTGGTATTTCAGTTTCATAATCTAGTAATATACCTCTAGCTTTAAAGTGTTTATTAACAACCCTTGCAGGATTATAAGTCATAATGTTATAGGCTTCTTCTTTTATTTCTCTTAAAAGCCCTACATCATTTAAATTCTTTTCGTATTCTGCTTCCCATTTATTAGGATTATCTTTTTTGTTAAACTTTTTAGAGGCTATCTCACTAGCTCTTTCTTTTATTTTTTTGTTGGCAATCTTTACAATAATAGGGTTATTTGCTCCTGACGTTGCTATATATTGTAATACTTCTCTACTTACCGCTCTTGTCATGTAATTTTGTACATATTTTTGGTCAAACTCTTTTAACCATTCTTCATATTGAAATTTAGTAGATTTTGCTTTTACTTCTTGCTTAACTCTTTTCCAGTAAAAGTCTGTCATTTGTCTGTGATAGTCTCTCGCAACAATGTGTTTTTGTGTAAAATTGTCTAGCTTATCAAAACCCTCATCATTCATGCTCCATAATTTTTTAGTTTTAGGGTTAACCAGGTCAAACGCTTCGATAGCTTTTCTTTCGTTAACAGTTAAAGGTCTACCTTTTTGAGTTCTCATCTCAGCCTCTAAAAGCTCCATATTATTGACATCATCGCCTAATACTTCTTTTACTTTAATAATAGTGTCATCAGCAAAAGCTTTGTCTTTTGTGTAAACTACATCGTAATCTAATAAATCATCTGCTAATTTTTGTGAAGCTTTGCCTCCTTTAGATAAAACGTAGTATACTGGGAAAAAAAGTTTATTTAAACCAAATGATTGTATCCCTTGCTCTTCTGCAATATCTCTCATGCTAGGACTGTCAAAGTTAAAATCATTAACTTTTTTATAGCTATTATAATACTGTTTAACCATATCTATAGTTTTTTGCCCTGAAATATTTTGTATTTCTCCATCTTTAACCCCTAAAGATTCTAGTAGTTTAACAGATTCAGATGCAGGAATAGTTTGCTTTTTTCTTAATTTTTCTAAATTAAATTTAGCAACGTACAGTTCATCACCATCTATTAGATTTAAGTTTAAACAAGCTTTACCAAAGCTTTTAGTTTTTGCTCTTTTTAAATCTTTTTCTGAAATTCCATAATAACTTAATTTTTCTAAATCACCCATTATTTACACTCCATATCGTCTAATATTCTAGATACTACACCTTCATCGACCATATCATCATCTAAACTTATTTTTTTCATTTTTTTAATGTCCATATCAGTCATACCATAATGTTTTAAAATTAATTTTAAATTAGATTCATACTTTTTATTTCCAAGGTTTGCTCTTGAAAAGTCTCCATGTCGTCCGCCAGTAATTAATATTTTAGCTTTAGCTTTAAGAGTATTTATATCATCAGCAGAGTTTTTAGTTAAAGCTGATTTTTTAAATTTATCCCCAGGTTTAGTCTGTAATGTGTTAAAGTCTACATCATCCAGTCCTGCCCCAGATTTAATATTAAGACCTGTTTTTTTAGCTAAACTTTCAAGAGACTTAGATATAAAAACACCACTATCTGTAATAGGCATTTTTCTTTTATTATCTACTTTTGCAACAATATCAGTTATTCTTGCTGATGTTTCTGAAAATGTTCTAAATAAACCTTCTAAAACATTCTTATGTATTGCCATTTTTACAGACTTGCTTTTTGAATCTGTTATTATTTTACCATCTTTACTAAAGTAAATATAACCTTGCTTGTCTGCATTTTTTGCAATATTATTTAAATTTTCATAACCTTTTTTTAGTTGATATATAGAAATACCTTCTGCGTAATCTAAAGCCCCTTTAGCTAAACCATATTTTTTTAGTTGGGCATCACTCATTTTTTCTAATTGACTTGATTTTTTACTATTAAAAATTAACTTTTGATATTCATTTTGTAATGTTTGTAATTCTTTAAAGGCTTTTGGGTTTTTAGGTAAACCTGTATTTTTATCCATTTTAAGACCGTCTACATAAGCTTTAGTTTCTTCTCCGTATTTTGCTAATTTGTGACCTAAACCAAACTTATCAACCAAAATAAACTGCTTACTTTCTATCCCATAATTACTTTCTACCCATGTAGAAAATCCTTTTCTATATGTTTTACCTGTAACACCAAAAATAGATTGAGACAGTTGTTTAAATGTTTTTTCACCAATAACTTTGTTTGTAAGTTTATCGGAAAGCTTTGTTCTTGATTTTGCAAAAAATGGAACAATAAACTGCTTTACTTGCTTTAAAGCATCTTCTCCTTGTATTTTGTTTTTTTTGGCTATTTTAAGAACTGATTTCATCAATCTAGAATAAGAAAGTTTTTCACCTATAGTGGCTTTTATTTTAGATGCAATTATACCTGCAATTCTTTTGCCTTTTGTTTTACCCATTGGGTAAGAAACTTTAATTGTTCCATCTGTTTTAAATTCAAAAGCTTCACTTTCCATACCTATACCTAAAGGAGCTTTTATTTGAGGGTCGCTTTTATATAAAGTTGTTAAAGATTTTTTAACTGATGGGTTTGCTAAGCCTTGAGACTCTAAAAACCTATAAAAACTTACTAAACCTAATTTTGGTTTTCCTGTTAATTTACTAGCGTAGTTTTCTAGCCTAGAACCTTTTATATTACCTAAAAAAGAATCATCTCCATCTTTAATCATATTAGTTATAATATCTAACACACCTTTAGCGTACTGCCTAACACCTCCAGGCCCTAGAATAGTTCCTGCGGCAGCGCCAGACTTCACTTGATACTCAGGCAAAATATCTGTAATAAAAGTTTGAGCCATAAGGAGGTTTTGTCTGGCCATATTTTTTTCAGAATCTGTTAGATTTAAACCATCAAGCTTTTCAATTTCAATATCTATTTCTGACCTAATTTTGTCAGCTTCTTTTAAATTAAGTAAAATATCCTCTGCTAGACCTTCAGGGTCTTTTCTCATTTCATCTGAACGTCTTTTAATTTGAGCTTCTAATTGGTCGCTAGTTTGGTTTAAATCTTCTATAACTCTATTTACATTAGCATCATCTACAGGTTTAGCTACCTTTGTTCCTAGCTTTTCTTTTAACCTCATATCTAAAAAGTTAACAGTTTCTTCTAATATTTGACTGTCAGAAAAATTAGGATTTTCTTTTCTAAAAACATTTTCTACTTCATTTATATCAATATCTTGCGCACGTTTAATCTTGTCAGGACCTGTAACATCCATTTTTAAGGTTGGACCCTCAGCCTCAAGCCTATCTAAAAGTCTTATTTTTTTGTCGCTTAAATCTGTTTTTTCAGCAGTTAATGATTTTAATGCATTTTCATTTCCTTGCTCCATCCATTTGTCTAAACGCTCTACGTCATCAAACATCTCACCAGCTTCATCAAAATAATTTCTTACTTTAGAAAAAGTAGCCATTCTTTTTTCATAAAATTCAATTGCCTCTTTAGCACTTATTGGTTTACCTTCTTTTATTTTTCTACTATTATTTTTTTCAAACGCTTCCATTTCATCTAGAATTTCTAAATATTCTTTATACTCTGGAGACTCTTCCCAAGCTTGCCTTCTTGAATCAATATCAGAAATAGTATCGTCAAATGACGATTGTTTTGCTTGGATTTCAGCGTCTGAGTCGAATTGGTCTGCTGATTTTGCGTTTATACTATTTTGAATAGCCTCTTCTTTTTCTAAATATCTTTTTCTTTCTTCAAATTTTTGTTTGTATATTCTTTGTGCTTTTTCTAAAGGTTCGGCAACAGTTCTTTGAAGACCTATTCCAGCCAATCTAGTAGCTCCTGCAAAACCGCCCATAGTTAAAAGACTAGTCATCATTTCTTCTGCAGACTTTAGCTGACCATAAGCAACAGCTGTCCCTGTAATATCACCAAGTGTTAGTCCTGCAACGTCAGTAGCGTATTGACCTAATTGACCAGTATATTTCATTTTGCTTTTTAAATTTAGCAGTCTTTTTTGGCTGGCTCCAGTAAGCTTTTTTTGTAATTCCATATTATCAACAGTTCTTAACATTCTAGCATGTCTGGCTGCTAAAAAAGGTCTTGTTGCTCCACCCATAACACCCATAATACCACCATGAACAATACTTGCAAAAGTTTCTTTTGTTATTTCCCAACTAGATAAAGGTTGTGGAAAGTTTTCTGGGTCTCTTATATGTTGAGTTCTAGCATACATATTACCTTTCATTCCCTCGTAAGGTATATACATCATTTCACTACCAATAATATTTCTAATAGAAGACTCTACAGCTGCTCGCGATTTTTTTAAACCAGGAACTTTTTTAACTGCTTGTTTTGCTAAATATTTAGTAGCGCCTTTAGCTGCCCCTGTTGACAAAACTGCCCTACCTAAAATACTACCACCTCCAAATAAACTTAACGCATCAAGTGGCATACCAAAAGCCATAATTCCTGCAACAGCTTCTTCCCAAATAGCTGGTTGTCTTTCTAATGTAAATTTAGGTTTTCCTCTGGACAAGTCATCTACCATCCCTTGTAAAGACCTACTATATGCTAGTCTTGCTAAATAAGAGCTATCCTCATCTATGCCATATAAATTAAACTTATCCATAAAACTATCTTCGTCTGTTTGTTTTAAGTAAACATCAGCAGGGTCTTTTTTGGGAGTAGTAACAGTTTTGTAATTTATTTTATCCCAGTCTTGTATAGGAGCATCAGGATATTTTTCTCTCGCTTCACGATAAACTTGCTCGTCAGTATAGTATCTATACTTATTTGGAAAAGCGTCTCTTAGCTGTTGGATAGCACTTTCTGGGGATACAGGCATATTAATTATTAGTTTTATTAAAGAACTTATACTTACTTATAGTATTAAACCAAGTATCTATGTCTGTATTTTCAAGTGCATCTTGAGATTGTTTTAATTGGTTTTCTAAGTTTTGTATTTCTATATTCATTTCATTTTTACGTTTTACTAAAGACTCTTTATTAAAAGAAGTTAGTTTGTTTACTTTCTTTTTTTTATCCTCAATATCTTTACTTAAATTGCTTATTTGTTTTTTTAATTTAACTTGAAATTGTTTAAATTCTTTTTCAGCTTGAGCTAACTGTTTGTTAGTTAAAGTAGGTTGCGCAACAGGTTCTTCTGTTACTATATTTTCTTCAAATTCAATTTGAGCATTACTTAAAGCTTGAGATGCTCTTGTTATAGACTGTAATTTAACAAAGTTACCATCAGGTGTATTGTTAAAAATTTCTAAAAGTTCTTCTGACATTTTATCTAAATCAGCTTGAGTTAAATTGTCTGGTACTTCAATACCTAATTTTGAAAAGTCTTCTTTGTTTTTTAAAACAATATTTGTGCCTATTTCTTTTTCCCCT